TACGCAACAACACGTTTATCCGCGATCCTAAAACCAACAAAAAAGTACGCCCTCGCAGTAGTCAAGCCCTGTCATCTGCTGCACTTGCTGACGCTGGGCAAAGATTTGCAGAAGAACAACAAAAGAAAAAAGATGAAGCAATAAAGCAGCGAACAACAGTTGAAGAGGCTGAAGCGGAGCGTAAGAAAGAAGGTCGGATAGAAGCCGCATATGATAAAAGATTTGAGCAATTTTTAAAAGATGGAAAGTATAAAGATCCAAAATCAATGTCCGAGGCTGAACTATTCAAGGCGCTGGCTGAATTTGACGATGTTGTAGAAATCACTAAAAACGGTCTCCGTGAATTTATGCCAATCCCGACAAAGTATGTAGTCGGGTTAGATAGTCCCCTAGACGCTACCACGTTGACTATGCTTGAGGACAACAACCTTGGGGATGCGTTACGTCAATACGCACGGACTACACCGAATAAACGGTTTGCGCCTATGGCAAAAGCATTGGCACGGGTTGCGGGCAACACACGGGTGGTGTTTGCAGATGTAGGAGATCGGATTGCCGGTGCGTTCGATCCGAAAACAAATACAATCGTGTTTAACACAAACGTCCCGCTTACCGGGCACACGTTGTTACATGAAATGCTACATGCAGCCACGTCAGCAACCATAGTCAATAATCCCAGCGCGGCTCCTGTACAGGCTATAGAGCGTATATTTAACGAGGTGCGTGAGAGTTTGCCTTCCTACTACGGATCAAGCTCACTGCTGGAATTTGTAGCCGAAGCATTTAGTAACCCTAAGTTTCAGCAGCAGCTTGCACAGCTACAAGTTAAGGGCAAAGGCGAGAGCGCGTTCAGTCAGATAAAACGTGCGATTGCCCGCATAGCACGGTCTATCTTCAACGTGCAGATCAAGAACAACGCGATAGAGTACAAAGAGCCGATCTCTGCATTGGATGAATTAGAGTTGCAGATCGGCTCACTGCTGGCCCCTGCGCCTCAGTATCGTAACGCTGAAGTGTTATTTAATGTCGCCAACAACCCCAAACAGGCCAACAAGGCGATGAATAGCGTCTTGCGTAACGGTCCAATATTTAACGACGAGGGCAAGACAAAATACCTTGCGTTCATGGAAGACCCGATCCGCAATGCAGTGCGCATACTAGGGCAGAAAGCAAATCAAATTTTACTGCGCGCCACGCCGCTACATTACTTAGTGCAGATAGGGCAGAAATACTTCCCCGATGCAAAAACTGGGAACCTGCTGACAAGATTAAATACATTAATGAACACTTCTGCGGGAGCAGCGCAGGAAGAAACGGCTAGAGTGCAGGCGATTACCAACGGGTTAGCCAAGTGGGCTAACACCCACAAAGACTTGGCTCCTGCACTAAATAAGTTGTTTAACGAGAGTACCACATATGAAGTTGATCCTGAGTTAAACGAAGCCGAAGCGCGTATAGCGTATGGCGACACAGAACAGTTTGCGCGTTGGGAGGCAGTGCGAGATCTCGTGGTAGAAGTGAACAAAGGCGGTGCAGATGGGATGCGTCAGTATCGGCTTGCGCGTAACCTATTCCGCGATCTACGACAAAAGTTAATATCTTCTTTAGAAAAACGCCTTGATGATGCAGGTGTCGATGCAGCTACCCGTGCAGCTACTATGCAAAAGTTTAACCAAAAACTTGCGGAGCTAGGCACGATTGAACCGTATTTCCCGCTAGGTCGAGATGGGGATTACTGGCTGTACTTTACTGCTCCTGACCCAAACACAGGTAAATTAGAATACTATGCGGAGTCGTTTAAAAGTGATACGCAACGCCAACGGGCAAAGACAAAACTAGAACCAGAATTGCTAAAAAACTTTTTAAACTCTGAGGCGGGTAGAGCAGCCATAGACGGTGAAAAACAGTTTGCGGCTCAAAGGGGGGATGAAGCGGTATCTAGTATGTCCGACGAACAGATCGCGAAGAACCTTATAGGTATGAGTCCCGGTATCTCCGCTAGGGACGGATATAAAAATAGCAATCGTGTAAGTGATACGTTTATAAACAGCCTTATGCAGGGGCTTACCAAGGCGGGAGCAGACAACAAAGTTAAAGAAGACGTAACAGAGCTTATTCTAAACTCGCTGCCACAGACATCGTATCTACAGTCGTTTAGAGGCCGTAAAGAAGGCACGGTTGCAGGGGCAGTTCTCGGCTATAATCAAGATGCCGTAACAACCATAACGGATAGAGCAAAGTCTCTTTCACGGCAGATTGTTCAAATGAACTCGCGTGGAGAGTTTAGTAAAATAAGCTCTGAGCTAGATGCGTATTACGAAGCGGTAAATCGCTCGTTACCTGACAACCAGCAAGAAGCTATGCGCACCATGAAAGAGCAATTAAAATTCTTTGCAGATACAGGCGCGTTTCCTACAAATGGCAAGCTGTCTCGGTTCCTTACGGGCGTTGCGTTTAATATGACCTTGGGCTTCAACGTGTCCGGTGGGCTGGTAAACTTATCTCAAGTACCACTAATCGTCATGCCGTATTTAGGGGGTAAGTACGGGTACGGCGCAACTATGACCGCTATGCGTCAAGCTATGAAAGAAATACAATCAGGGGGTAAGCTCCTGTCTAAGAAAACTCGCACCATTGAAACCGTAGGCACAGACGAAAACGGCAACCTGATAACGGAAACACGCGAGGTTCCTGCTGGGTATTCTGCTGAAAACAAAGATTATTCTGGTGACAACCTTACACAACCCGAAAAAGATATGAAAGTTTTCACTGAGATTGCGATAGATGCAGGGCAGTTTAGGCGTTCTTTGGACCATGAGATCCTAGATATTGACCGCATGTCTGACGTTGGTGCTAAATTTACCAAGGCATCGGGCTTCTTCTTGTTTCACGGCGAGCGCATGAACCGTGAAGTATCCATGATAGCCGCGTTTAAATTAGCTATGGCAAGGGCTAGAAAAGAGAATCCAGACATTGACCCTAAATCTACAGACCCAGCAATGCAGGCTGCATATGCCCAGATGCAAAAAGACGCAGCTATAGAAGCCATCAACGATGCGGAGATGATGAACGGCGGTCTTGCCGCAGGGGCTACCCCTCAACTCGCACAGAACGATCTAGGTAGAGTCGTGTTCATGTATAAGCGGTACGGTGTGTCTATGCTGTCACTGCTACACAAGCTCGCTAAAGAATCTCTACAAGGACAAAGCAAAGAGGCTAAACGCATAGCCGCCTACCAACTCGCAGGTATATACGGTTCCGCAGGGGTGTTGGCGGGGGTCGCGGGTATGCCGCTCTATGGCATGGCATCTCTAATCTTTGATACGTTTGCTGATGACGAAGATGACCCGATGGACGATGCAGACACCATCGTGCGTACATATTTAGGCGAAGCTGGGTTCCGTGGGGGGCTAAACTATGTAACTGGCATCAATTTCGCAAGCCGTGTTGGGCTAGGCGAGCTACTATTTAGAGATACGTTTATCCGCTCTGACAACCCCTTACTGTACCAAGCACTCGAATATGCCGGTGGGCCGATTGTAGGTATCTTTGCGCAAGCAGAGCGTGGAGTAAAATTATTCGGTGAAGGCGAGTTCTATCGGGGCTTTGAGGCTATGTCTCCAGCAGCGATCAAGAACGGTATGAAAGCATTGCGTTACTCTACCGAAGGCGTACAGACTGTTGGTGGTGATAAGATCATTGAGGATCTACACCCTGCGCATATCGGATTGCAGACTTTAGGCTTTGCACCCGCAGAGTATTCTAGGCAGCTTGAAGAGAACGCGGTGCTAAAAGGCGCAGACCGTGCGACTTCTCGTCGTAAGAAGAAGTTGTTGGACATGTACTTCCGTAACTACTTTGACGGTGCAGATAACTCGTCGGTGCTGCGTAAGATCGCCAAGTATAATCAGGAGCATCCCAACGATCCGATTACAGCAGCGACTATACGGCGGTCACGCAAGACCCGCATCTCTGGCAAGCAGTCTCGGTATCATGGGGTTACGTTCAGCCCGAAACGCCGTGACGAGTACATGCTGTACGCACAGCAGTTCGATAAAAACTCGTCTTTGTTTATGTAAAAAAGGCCCCCACATATAGTGGAGGCCAGTAAATGGAGAACAACCTGTAGTGTGAGTTGTCAGGCGAAGTATATCACACAGTTCTCCATACCCGTAAACCTAATTTTTTATCTTCTATAACAATTCGTACCTCAACGCCAAAATCTTTCATTTTTGCAACAGATTTGACCTGCTTTTTAGCTTTGTCGATATCTATGCAGGGTAGAAAGAACGACATCCCAACGTCCATGCTCTCCCAATCTACGGTAATCTTCAAACCGTCAGGGTTGAGATCATCAATTTTCGCTACCTTCATCTACTATATCCATTTTAAATGTTAGCTCAAGAACCCACACTGCTGGCATGTTTAGTTTAGTGCCTTTAGTGATACGCATCTTGGTGCGTTTGGCTCCCAGCTTATCCCGTAGCTCGTTTGTAAGCGAGGTATAGTTAAGCTGATGGTCGGCACTCCACTCTTTTAATGGCTTTGGCAGCAAGAACAGCTTGTTTGTGTCGGGTTCGTACCGCGCCACAAGCTGACCTCTCGGCACCGCTTCGGGGCGCACAAGATCATCTAGTCCGTTCTCGTTCTCGCCTGCACCGCGCAAGTCTTCGTTGCTGTCGATCATCAACACATTGTTGTAATGCTCTGCGATGTAATTACTCAAAGTCTCCTGCACAGAAGAACCCACATCATCGACGAAGGCTTTGCGCTCCCGTAGCTCGACCACAAGCCAATCGAACACAGCTTTCACATCATAGTTTATGTGACCCAACTGCTTGGCAATAATTAGCCCTGCGATCACTGTAGCACATCCCGCAGACCAGAAACGGTTTTCTGAAGCTAACCCTGCTGCCGCATCTATCCGCCGCTGTGCGTCAAGCACAAGCGCCTCTGCGTTCTCTCTGTTGTTTATTACCCACTGCACATACTCCACCGCGAGCCAACCGTAGTTACGCTCTATGGCTTTTAGAAGCTCGTCAGCGTGACGCTTTAGCTTTGGGTCTACAAGCTTCTGCGGCACCTTTAACTCTAGCAACCGTTGCATCTCTGCTTTCGGTTCAGCTTTTTCTCTGGACAATATATCCCACGCACTGGTGTTAGCAGAACTCAGGGCTAGTAATCGCCACGGTTTACCACGCGCACGTTCCGTGTTTCCGCTCTGCGCAAGCCGATTTTTCTGCCTGCCGCCCGACAGGGCATAGGCATACTCTGACATTTGTAACGTGTTAAGGTTTGTCATCTCGTCAGAGACAAGCAGCAGGTTGTGGTACAACTCCCCGCGGTTCATGCGGGAGTTTTGCGTATCGTTCTTTTGCAATATCAACAACTCAGGGTCGCCCCATATAGATAGCGCAGCTTTCGAGGTTGTTGTCTTACCAAAACCTGTCTGGCTAACGAGATGCACCCCAAGGCTGTTTATACCTGTGAACGGCATAAGCACAGTGCCGTAGCTCATGCCGATAATAAACTGGTGCATCTCCCAATCAGGGCGGTTGTAGAACTCTAGGTTCGACACAATAGCGTCTTTCTCCCCGCGCTCTATAAACGCTTCTAACATACCTCCAGTTTTTGAAGAGGGTGGGTTGTACCGAATATCGTTGCCGGTAATTAGTTTATCCCCCAGAACAAACTCTTCCATAATATCATCGTCCACCCAACCAAATTGCCGGTGCGCTTCATCTGCTGTATTTGTTGCTTGCAATTCTTCAATCCACCGCTGTGTATATGCCATCAATGCCTCCAATGGTTTTATGCCAAACACAGCTACGCCGTGCATGGACATATTTTTGCGGAACTCATCGCGGGAAGTTACGGATGTTAGCGGCACGGTAAACTCTCGCACCCCATCCCTTGGGAGATGCAGGCAGAACGCGATTACCTCACCCAACTCTGCATCACGTAGTCGTCGTGTAACGTACAGATCGTTCTGGTACACAACAATTTCTTCGGGGTCGCCTTCTTTATTTACGGTGCGTAAATATACCCCGCCTGTCTCACCCCTAAAGTACGGACGGGGGAACACAGGTATACTAAAAGTTTTCTCTACAGGGCCACCCAACATGCTCTTGGCTTTGATTTCTACGGGGCCGCTCGCTTCTTTTATCTTCTGCCCTAGCGTTATCGGAGACTTTATTTTGCCTTTGAACGGGCACTCGCCACACACATTGGGGTTAAGCTCGTCGAACTTCTGGCATGTGTACGGGCCTTTAATCTCAGACAACTTGCGCTGCATCTCGTCGTGATCGTATCCTTGGTGCTGCTCGGATATCTTTACCGCTGCAACGGCGGCGTCCTTGCAGAACTTTGCGATAGACAGCCCCGCTCTCCACAACGGCTCGCTGATGGTGTTCTGGTTCTCCCACACGTTCTTTAGCTGCGCACAGCCTCGACCATTCAAAGTCTTAGCCACGATGGACTTGAACACGCTCTCTTTGTTCGCAGCCAAAGCTTCTTGCAGTGCGTCTGGCCCTAAATCTATCTGCGTGTTTACGGGTTTTAACTCCGCACCCAACGACTGCATAAACGCCGAAAGCTCCACAGGCACGGGTTCTGTCACACCTATGCGCTCTACTGGTAGCGGGGGGTCGCCTTTATAGTTATGGGTGTTAGGCGGTCGCAATATGCGAGCCGCGTCTGCGGTTACAGCAGGATCTGCCAACAGCCCACGCTCTGCGCAAACTTTCTTTAGCCGTTCCGCAACAGTTAGCCACTCGGCTAACGGCGCAGGTTTTGTCAGGGGCCAGTACACATGTACTCCTCGCCCTGAGTTTATTAACATCGGCTTAGGTAAGTTTAGCTCCCCTACAAATTTTCGTAGGGCCTGCACCGCCTGCTGCTGGTCGGGATACTCCTTGCTTGGGCCACAATCTAAATCCAAGAACAAAGATTTAAGAGATGCTACGTTCTCTTTCTTGCGGCTACCTGCTTCTCGCAGCCTACCCAAACCAAAATACACGTCAAAACCGTCTGCATCGAAATGATCTGCGGCTTTGGCAACAGCTTCTAGGCTATCGTAAAACTTCTGTACCCGTTTATCAGTAGCTGCATTTGCTGCAAATACGCAGTAACACCCACCATCTCCTAGCACAGAGCGTAAAAATTCTATCGTTTTCATTATGCTGCTCTCCATTTAACATCGTGGCGGGGGTTGGACCTGCCCCGCCACGATATGACCCTAGACGATTAGTCCCACTCGTCTAAGATCGACCCTAAGTCTGTCGCAGGTGCGGGAGCAGCCGCCGCCTTCTTACTGACCTTCTTGGGTTCCGGTGTTTCCTCTGGCAGCTCTTCTGGCTGTATATCCGCAGAGGAAACTAAGTCTTCAAAAGGTGATGCCGTGTTCTCTTCCACGGAAAAACCTTCTTCTACGTCAAACGGAGAATATGATTTACGTTCTTCAAGCTTTGTAACTTGCACTGCTTTCAGCCGTAAAGACACCCCGTGATCTCGCATGGAGTAGGGCACAAATACTACGCTAAGATTTACACGACTACCCGATGTCAGTTCAAAACCATCAGGTAGCGGTTTGTTTTTAGCGTCTACTTGCAAAGGAGGAGAAGTTATCTCACCCCCGTAAGACCCCTTTAAGACAGCCTTACCAACATACATACCATTGTCATCTTTCTTAAATACGTCAGATGCTTTTGGTAATTTATCGGGCCAGTTTTTTTCTTTGGCTGCTCTAGCTTTATATGCCTCAGACATAGCGCCATACAATTCTTTGGCTTGATCTTCTGTCATAGTAAAAGAAGTCTCAAACTTTGCGCCTTCTGCATCAGGTTTGCAAGGCATTGTTCTGCCCCTATCCCCCGCAGACGGATCGTATTTGTACGTCTGATTAAGGCGCGGGTATAGAGCGGTCACATCTCTTATGATGTGCGAAGTAGCATTATTAGCCATAGGTGTTCTCCAATTTATATTGAAACCCGTCTACTTCTGTAAACGGAGATGTTGCCATAACAGGTTCGTGTGACACTGCTACAGTTTGAAGTGCAGCAATGCTTGCGGCATCGCTACGTTTTAATTTTAAAGCTACCTCTAATTCTGTATCTGTAAGAGGCTTTATAGCTTTAAAATATACTTTTGGCACCGCGCTAGTCTCGTCGAAATATAGCCGCGTTACTACGGACATAGTGTGTGTCCTGCGGGTGCTTAAAAACTTTGCATATGCTTGTAACCCCATATGCCCTTTCTTTACTCCACCAAATATGGATGAAGCGGGGAGTTGCAGATGATACACTTGCTGCATGTCGTCTACTAGCCCTACGGCAAGTCTTTGAGCAAACTTACATGCGCGACTGTCCATCTTTCCAGAACCTCTAATGTTCTGTGTGCAGTCCATGCACCGCGATGCTTGCTTCCTTGCTTCGGGCACTTCTACTGCCGGTAACTGCGTATCCGCAGACCAACAGGTAGGGTAAGAAGGTTTGCTACGATCATATTCGTCTGCGTAATATGCTCTAGATATCTTTGCAGCGTTTATGATCACGATATCTAAAAAACCTTCTTCGCCTAACGGCATCCTATCCCCGCCCATTAACCCTTGAAAGCGCCCCCCGCGTATACTTATGCGGTGGGTATTACCCTCAAAGTCACTCATCAGAGGCCTCTTGCAAGGGGAGTTCCATTTGTTCGGGTTTGCTGCTGCTTGTCAACTCTTTTTCGATAGCAGGGATATTATAGCGGTATGTTGTACCGCCCCGAATGTAATGGTCACGCGGTATGTGACCCTCCTTCACCCATTTTCTAATGGTATGAATTGATACGCCAAAATACTCGGCGGTTTTATTAACATCAGAATAAACGGTATCCGTCATTTTTTCCTCACTGAAATTGCATACTCGCTATCCACATTAAGCCCTTTGGGTAGCACATCAGGATGCTCCTCTAAAAACTGCCGCATGTGGGTTTGGTTAAGCCGCTTCTCCAACAACTCTGGCACCTGATGCTCCATGATAAAGTGGTGCATCTGCTCCCAGTCATTTGTCCAATACCGCTGCTTAACGGTTCGATAGAACAACCCTTCTGTTGTCCTAACACTCTCTACGCTATGTTCTTCGCAATGCTCCAACAAGGCGCGCTTGATAGTATTCATCTTATCAGCGAGCTTTGCGTCTTCATCTTTGAAGTTAGCCGACAACTCTGCACGTTTTTCGCGTATCTTAATGTACGCTTTCGTAAGCTTCTCTACAGGAACTTGCATAAAACTCTCCAAACTTAGTTATACATGGCATATAGTTAGTAAACATAAGCTAGTCAAGCACTTCTTTATACAAATCAATAATCTCTGTGTGCGTACTTATCTTATCGTCCAACAACCTGTATATACGGTTCTCAACAAACGAACCCGCAAGCTGTATCACTGTGCATTTATGCTTCTGCCCCGATCTGTGGACCCTAGCATTTGCTTGTGCGTAGGTTTCCAACGAGGGTGTCGGCCCCCACCACACAACAGTATTTGCTGCTGTAAGCGTAACCCCGTGTGCTGCGGCTTGGGGCTGTATAAGCAAGACCTTGGGATCTTTCTCGCTTTGGAACTGCGAAAAGATCTCAGTGCGTTTATGCGCAGCTACATCTCCCCTTATGATAGCGGACGTTATGCCGTCTTTAGTTAGCTTACCGGCTAACAAGTCTATGGTGTGTCGAAACGGTATAAACACAAGCACTTTCTGCGAGCATTCGTCTATCACTTCTTTCAGCACCTTGTACCTGTTAGAGATATCGAACTGCACGGTGTCGCCTTCGTCGGTGTATATAGCCCCTGCCGATATCTGTAGCAGTTTGTTTAGGTTCACCGCAGCATTCACCGCTGTCACACTCTCACCGGCAACTTGCATGACCATACGCTTACGCAACAGGTCGTAGAATGTTTGCTGCTGTTTGGTCATCTCTACCCTGCGCTTGGTGTACACCATGTCGGGCAAGTCTAAGCATTCGTCTTTGGTGAAACGTATCGCTGGCTGAAGCGCACGGAAAACCGTACTCTTGGCGTTCTCTTTCGGCGTCCACTTAAACTGAGTAACCTTTACCATGATCTGATCACGGAACGAACTAAAGAAACTAGGCACACTCTGCGGGTTCACTAGCTTGGCAAGGCCGTAGGCATCTAGTGGCGACTGCGCAGCGGGAGTACCTGTCATAAGCCATAGCCATGTATCGTCTTTGACAAGCTTCTTGAGCGTTTTCCACCGTTTGGTCTGCGCGTTCTTGTAGTGCGTTGCTTCGTCTATGATGATTAGGTCAAACCCACCCTTGGCGATAGCATCTGCCACAACCTCAACACCGTCATAGTTTATAATGACGAAATCGGCCCCGCTGTTTATTATCTTTTTGCGCTTTTCTTTCGCGCCATGCGCAACGTCCACGGTTCGGTGCATAGCAAAGCTAAACAAATCCTCACGCCATGCGCTGTCCATGATAGATAAAGGACACACAACAAGAACTCGTCGTATAATACCTTGCTTCATCAAGAAGTCTGCGGCCCATATCGCACTGGCTGTTTTGCCTGTGCCTTGTTCGTTGAAGCAGAAGCCCCGCTTGTTCATGGTAAGAAACGCCGCAGTGTCCTTCTGGTGTTGGTAGGGCTTGTACTTACCCACCCACGAATAGCGTTTCTCAATCGGTGAAGGCACCTTTATATTCAATGCTTTCAGCTTATGGGCCTCGTCGATACCCCAATTCACGACGACTTCATTCATCGACAACTCCTTACTCTTCGCAATCACTGTTGTGATTTGCTTCGGGTTAGGCAGCGTAAGCAGGATGGCTTTATCCTGTACAATCTGCATGTTATTCTCCAATTACTTCTTGCGCTTTCCACGGCTTAACGCACCGCCAGCGGCTCTATTTTTCTTGCGGCTTTGTACTTTTACACCGTCTTTATTTGATCCACCCTTGCTGAGCGGTTTCTTGTGCGCGATATCTTTACCCTCGCGCTTGTCGGCTTTGCCGTTCTTGTTGGCATCCTTGCCAGTCTTATCCATCTTACGCCGCGCACGTTGCCGCTCCATGCGGTCGCTATGCTCTTCGCGTTCTTTCTGCTGCTTGTACTCTTTTTTGTACGGGCGGGGTTTGTTTTTATAGGGCATCAGTTACTCCCGTTGTGGGCGCATTCGGTTACAGGACAATGGCGCTTGCATAGTCCAGAGGGGCGGGGGTTCCACACATCTGCTTCAAACGCCTTCTCCATTGTAGCATAGTTTGAAGCCCATTTCTCCCAAAGATTAGCCCTATCTGCAACTTCATACGTTTCTTTTACGAGCTTGTTTGCCACCACGAACAGTAGCCCTGCACGTATGCTTGTTATCTTGGGGTAGTGCGCAAAGATCGCCAACGCCATCAACTCTAGCTGCCCTTTGTCTGCGTACTTTGCAGACTTGCCAGTTTTGTAGTCGATGATCCAACCGATGCCGCTATCCT